TCGGTGAGGCGATGCGGCTTTTGAAGGATGTCGCCGTCGAGGTCTGGGAGCGGATCAAGATGGGCGCCAACGCGGCCGGGTCGCGCGTCACGGCCATGTTTTATGATCTCAAGGCCGATGCCGCGTCCGGCATGGCCGGGGCCATCGAGAGTGTCGTGGTTTTTGGCAACACCACCGCCAATACCTTCGAGGGTGCACTCTTGGCCGTCCGCGAAATCTGGTCGCGCCTGCCGGATGTGATTGGCGATCTGGTCTTCTCGGCCGCCAACCGCATGCTCGACGGGATCGAAGCCATGCTGAACGGCGCAATCCGCAGAATCGACGCCTTTACAGGAAACATCCGCGATGCGCTGGCGGCTGTCGGCATTGAGACCACCTTTGGTCAGATCGGCGAAATCAGTCTCGGCGATATCCCGAACCCGTTTGCCGGTGCTACCGCAGATGCCGGGACGGCTGCGGCAGAGGCATTTCGGCGCGCCTTCGAGGATAACCCGCTCACTGTTCCCGACCTTGGGCTCGACGCAATCGCCGCCGAGGCGCTGGCCACTGCGAACACCTACCGTCAGGCGGCTAGCGATCTCGCCAATGGCGCGACGGCGCCGCTCACCTCCTGGGGCGCGCTTCGTGACGCCGTTGCGGGCACCGGCGAGGAAGGCGAAGCCGCGCTGGATGAGGCCACGGTCTCTGCAGATCGGCTGTCGGATGCCATGGGGCGCGCAGGAGGCGCTGCGGGCAGTGCCGGGGATCGGATCGCCACCGGGTGGCGTGCAGTGTCGGAATCTCTTCAAGCCTATGCCGCAGATGCCCTGAACTGGGGCAAAGGGCTTGGCGAAACCTTGACCGGCGCTTTCAGTGGCGCGGAAAGCGCCTTTCGAAGCTTCGTCGAGACCGGCAAGTTCGACTTCAAGGGCCTCGTTCGCTCGATCCTGGCGGACCTTGCAGTTCTGTCCTTCAAGCGTGCGGTGCTGGGGCCCATCGCCTCGGCGCTCTCCGGCATCTTTGGCGGCGGGTCCGTTGCGGCGGCCGTCTCGCATGCGGGCGGTATTGTTGGGCTGTCGGGCCATACACGACAGGTTCCAGCCATGGCCTTCGCGGGCGCGCCGCGGATGCATTCCGGTGGGACCGTGGGGCCGGTTGGCTCCTGGGCTGGTCTCCGCCCCGATGAGGTCCCAACGATCCTGCAGCGCGGTGAGCGGGTGCTGAACCGACGCGAGGCAGCGAACTACGGACAAGGCAGCACTGGCTCGGGCGTGACTGTCAATATCGATGCACGCGGGGCGCAGATGGGCGTAGCCGAGCAGATCGACGCGCGACTGCGAGCGGCCATCCCTGAAATCGCCCGCATCGCCAAAGAAAGCGTGGCCGATGGGCGGCGCCGGGGTCAGGTGATCTGAGATGGCCATCCCTGTCTTGCCCATAACGCTCGTGTCCTCTCTCGAGCGACGCCTCGTGACCTCGGTCGCCGAGGCTCGCTCGCCCTTCACCGGCACGTCCCAGATCCAGGACTGGGGCGCGTCGTGGTGGGAGTACCAGATCGAGATGGCGGTGACCCAAGGGGCCAAGGCGCGGCGGCTTTCGGCCTTCTTCACTGCCCTTGGTGGATTGCGGGGCCGGTTCCTCTTTCCAGATCCCTCGATCGAGGTGCCGTTGGCGGCGGGCAATCCTTACGTGACTGAGGCGCAGGTCGCGGGAGCCTCCACCTTGCGCACGGCAGGCTGGGGGCTTGGGCTTCGCGCCGGGGACTTCTTCCAGCTGGGCAGTGATGCAACCACGCGACTCTATCAGCTGACGGCGGATGTAACGCCTTTGGGCAGTGAGGCCACGCTCGCCTTCGTGCCGCCGCTTCGGGCTTCCGTACCGGTAGGGACGCTCCTTGGCCTTGATGCCCCGTCGGTCCTGGTGCGGCTGACAGCACCAGTGCCCTCGGTCATCGGCCGGGCGGATCAGCACCGCTTCACCATCTCAGCGCGGGAGGCCCTCTGATGAGTCGTGATGTCACCGTCGCCTTCGCCAATGCGCTGTCTGATCAAAGCCTCAGGCCGGTCATCTTCTTCGAGGGCCAGTTCGCCACGGGCTGGGTGCGTATCTGGTCGGGGTTGGGAGAGGTCAGCTGGAACGGCCAGGCCTGGGCCGGGGCTGGATCTCTGCTTGGGCTCGGGGGCATCGACGAAACCGGGGAGGTCGTGGCAGGCGGCACGGCAGTCTCGCTTTCTGGCGTGCCGCTGGATCTCGTGCAGATGGCGATCGATGAAGCGCGTCAGGGCTTGCCAGGTCGCATCTGGCTGGGGCTGTTAACGGAAGATGGCGGTATCATTGCCGATCCGGTGCAGGCCTTCTCAGGTCGGCTCGATGTCCCTGAAATCAAGGATGACGCCGACACCTGCACTATCACCATCAGCTATGAGAGCCGTCTCATCGACCTGACCGTGGCTCGGACCTGGCGCTACACCCATGAAAGCCAGCAGGTCCTATTTCCCGGCGATCTCGGGTTCGAATACGTGACCGCGATCCAGGATCGCGAGATCACCTGGGGGCGCGGATGATGCTGCCCCGCGTTGAAAACTGGGAACGCCTGCTTGCATCGGCGATCGATACCGCTCGGGCAAAGCCCTTTGTCTGGGGCGTCCACGATTGCCCGACCTTCGCTTTTGAGACGCGCATGATCCTGACCGATGGCGAAGACATCGCGGCCCTCTGGCGCGGTCGCTACACAACCGCGCTTGGCGGCGCGCGTGTGATGCGCCGCCTAGGCTGGGCCTCGCTCGAGGACATGGGTTGTGCGCTCCTCGGCGAACCCCGCCCGGGCGTTTTGTTGGCCCAACGCGGCGACATCGTTCTGCCCGACACCGGTCTTGGCTTCGGCATTTGCAATGGGGCCAGCGCCGTCGGCATGGCGCCCGCGGGCCTTGTGACCGTGCCGTTGACGGCTTGCCGGCGCGCATGGCGTGTTTGATCTGAACATGGAGCAACTATTCACCAAGTGCGCGGCCCAGGCCTCCCTTCCCGGACCGCGCGAAGGGTCTAACGTGGACCTGGCGGTTCGGCAGCTTGGGACTGCCGGGTCCAACGTTGCCCTTATCCAGCCACACAACTTCAGTTCAGCGCGCATTTTCTTGGGCCTGCTGGCGCCCTGATGAACGTTGAGTGGATAAACGTGGCTCTGATCATTCCTTGGTCAACAGCACTGCAAATAATTCGTCCCTGACGGGGTACGATGACACCTAACGTATCGGACTCTCCATGCCTTTCATCGTGACAGCCGTCACCGCGATCGCGGGGGCGATCAGCGGCGTATTGGCTGCGGGCGGCATTGGTGCCGCGCTCTTGCGGATCGGAGGCACGCTGCTTCTGTCATACGCGGCGCAGGCCCTGATGCCAAAGCCGCAAACCACAATGCAGCCGCGGACGGTGACGATCCGCGAGCCCGTCGTGCCGCGCGATCTCGTCTATGGCCGCACGCGCAAGGGCGGCGTCATCGTCTTCCTGCATTCCTCGGGGTCGGACAACAAGTTCCTCGATCTGGTGATCGTGCTGGCCACACATCGGGTCAAATCGATCGGGGCGATCTACTTCGAAGGCGAGATGGCCATCGACGCTGATGGGGTCGCCCAAGGCCGCTGGGCCGGCAAGGTCCTCGTCGAAAAGAAACTGGGCGCCGCCAACCAGACTGCTTTCGCGGGACTGAAAGGTGCCCTTCCCGACAAATGGACCGAGAACCACCGGCTTCGGGGCTGTGCCGCGATTCGGTTGCGGCTCACCTATGACCAGGATGCCTTCCCGGGCGGGATCCCGAATATCACGGTCGATCTCGAGGGCAAAGACGACATCTGGGACCCGCGCAGACAAAGGGCGGACTATTCCGAAAACCCCGCGCTTTGCCTTGCCGATTACATGGCCAATCCAATCTGGGGCATCGGCGCGCGCATTGGCGAACCCGACGGGATCGATGAGATGTCCTTGGTCGAGGCGGCGAACATCTGTGACGAGACCGTTGCGCTGGCCGGTGGCGGCTCCGAGCCGCGTTACGCCTGCAACGGGGTGATCACACTCTCGGAGGTCCCGAAAACCATAATCGAAGGGATGCTCTCGAGCTTCGCCGGGCGCTGCGCCTTCTCGGGCGGGTCCTGGCGCATCCACGCGGGGGCCTGGCGCGCGCCAGATGTCGCGCTGACCTCGGACCATGTCCGCGAAGGCGGGCTGACCTTGGCGACGCGCGTGACCATGTCGTCGAACTTCAACGGCGTGCGGGGGCAGTTCGTCAGCCCTGAGAACGATTGGCAGCCCGACGACTTCCCGGCCTACGCGAGCGATGTCTATCTGGCCGAGGACGGTGGTGAACGGAAATGGCGCGATATCTCGCTGCCCTTCACGATCTCGGCCGCCATGGCGCAGCGGCTGGCCAAGATAGAGCTGGAACGCGCGCGTCGGCAGATGACGGTGCGGCTGTCGGGGAAGCTGTCGGCCTGGGCAGCCACCGTCGGCGATGTGGTGACGCTGTCCTACGCCCGGTGGGGCTTTGCGGCCAAACCGTTCGAGGTGCATGGGGTCAGCCTGGATCTGACGGCGTCTGGCGATGGGGCATTATTGCTGCCGGAACTCGTTCTGCGCGAGACCTCGCCCTTGGTCTATGACTGGTCAGCGTCCGAGCAGCAGATCTACGCAGCCGCCCCGCGCACGGCGCTGCCCAATGCGTACGACATTCCGGCACCCGGCGCACCGCAGGTCACCGAAGACCTCTATGTCACACGGGACGGGGGTGGACTGAAGGTTCTGGCGCAGATCACCTGGGAGGCGGCACCCTCCGGATTCGTGGCGCATTACCAGTTGCAGGCGCGGCAAGGCGGGATCGGCGAATGGATCGATTATGGGCGGACGGATAGCACCACGCTGGAAATCCGCGACATTGCCCCCGGAGCTTGGTCCTTCCGCGTGAAGGCGATCTCGGTTCTGGGCGTTTCGTCGAGTTGGCAGACGAGCACGGTTGAAATCCTCGGGCTCACCGCGCCTCCGGCCCAACTCGAGAATGTGACGCTGCAAACGGCGGGTGGCCTTGCGATCCTGAAGTGGACGCGTTCGGCCGATCCCGACGTCCGCGTGGGCGGCAACATCGTGATCC